AAGCCCTCCCCAAAGGCCAAGGCTCGCGCTACGACGCCGAGCAAGGCCGCCAAGGCCCCAGCGAAGGCCAGTAAGACCAAGGCCCCTCCCAAGCCCACCGGCCGCCCCAGCCTCTACACCCCCGAGGTTGCCGAGCGCATCTGCGCCGGACTCGCCCAGGGAACCCCGCTGACTGTCATCTGTGCCGAACCCGGAATGCCGGCCGACCGAACGGTGAGGGAATGGGCTGAGAAGGACGAGGAGCTTTCCGCCGCCATCGCGCGTGCGCGTGAGCTGGGCTTCGACAAGCTGGCCCTGGAAGCCCTGGCGATTGCCGACGAGACCCACCGCGACACGATCCACACGGACAACGGCGAGCGGCCAAACGCAGAGTGGATTGCCCGCAGCAAGTTGCGCATCGAGACCCGCTTGAAGCTCTTGGCCAAGTGGGACCCCAAGCGGTACGGAGAAAAGACCACTACCGAGGTGACGGGTGATGGCGGAGGGCCGGTGCAGCACTCGCTGGCCGTTCGCTTCGTGACAGCCGAAGGCGGTTCGCAATGAGCCGGCCTTTTACGGGGTGCGCTTCGTGGCGCGCGAATCCGGGGGCGTGATGGAGGTTGTGGCCGACTTCCCCGCCAAGCTGGCGCCGCTGTTCGAGCCGCACCGCTTCAAGGTGCTGCACGGGGGGCGAGGTGGGGCGAAGTCCTGGGGGGTGGCGCGGGCGCTGCTGATCCAGGCCGCCAAGACGCCGCTGCGCGTGCTCTGCGCCCGCGAGGTGCAGAAGTCGATGCGCGACTCGGTTCACCGCTTGCTCAAAGACCAAGTGGTGGCCCTCGGCCTGGAATCGTTCTTCGAGGTGCTGGACACCGAGATTCGGGGCAAGAACGGGTCGCTGTTCCTGTTCAGTGGCCTCGCCTCGCACACGGTCGATTCGATCAAGTCCTACGAGGGCGTGGACAGAGTTTGGGTGGAAGAGGCGCACGGGGTATCCAAGAAGTCCTGGGACACGCTGATCCCAACCATCCGCAAGGCCGGGTCGGAAATCTGGCTGACCTTGAACCCGGACATGGACACGGACGAGACCTACGTTCGGTTCATCGCCGCACCAGATCCCGACTCCGTGGTGATCGAGGTGAACTGGCGCGACAACCCCTGGTTCCCCGAGGTGCTGGAGCAGGAACGCCTCAAGCACAAGCAGCGCGACCCAGAAGGCTACGAGCACATTTGGGAAGGCAAGCCCCGCCGCGTGGCGGAGGGCGCAATCTACCGGCACGAGATTGATGCCGTGTACCGGGATGGCCGTGTGTGCCCGGTGCCCTACGACCCGCTTTTGCCCGTTCATACGGTGTGGGACCTGGGCTGGAACGACTCAATGACCATTGCCATGGTCCAGCGCGGCCCGTTCGACACCCGGGTGCTGGACTACATCGAGGACTCGCACCGCACGCTGGACTGGTACGTGGCCGAACTGGAGAAGCGGCCCTACACCCGCTGGGGCACCGACTTCATCCCTCACGACGGCGCAACGCGGAACTTCCAGACGGGCAAAAGCACCGAGGAACTGCTGCGCGGAATGGGCCGCACGGTGACGGTGCTGCCGGCCACCGGGATTGAGGAAGGCATCAAGGCGGCGCGAATGCTCTGGCCGAGGTGCTACTTCGACAAGGACAAGACCGCGCGCCTGTTGGAGTGCCTGAAACGCTACCGGCGCCAAGTGCCCACGGCAACCGGCGAGCCCGGGGCGCCGCTCCACGACGAATACAGCCACGGCGCCGACTGCTTCCGCTACCTGGGCCAGTCCGTGAACCTGATGAGCAACCAACCTCTGCGCGACCCGGACGAGCGCCGCCGCTCCCGGGCGGCCAGCCGCGATTGGAAAACCGCATGAACACCCAACACCTGATCCTGAGCCCCACCGGGCGCCAACTGTTCAAGGTGGGCGACATCGCCCATGCCCAGTTCACCACCGGGGACTACCACGTCAGCATCGAATGGCTGAACGAGGGCCGCGAGTGCGAGCCGGTCATGTGCCTGTGGAGCCCCACCAGCACGGACGGCGGCGTGTTCGCCATCTGCCTGTCCAGCATCGGCAAGTACGCCGACCCGAGCGGGATGCCCACGCGCCAAGCCTTCATCGAGTGCTGGCGTGCCCTGCCGACCCTGGGCCGGGCGCAGATTGACCACGAAGTCCACCGCTTACTGGACGTGATCCTGCGCCACACCCCCGACTTGATCCGCTGCCCGCCGCAGCCTCCCGCCGCCCGGCGAGAGGAAGCCGGCGAGGCCCTGCTGGAAATCACCCAGCAAACCACCGACGGGCGAACCCTGTCCGAACACCTGATCTAAGGCCGCCATGAAGCCCGAAAACGAGCAAGAGAAACCAGTGGCCGGGCTGACTGGCCAAGACCTGTTCGCCAAACTGCGCGGATGGTTCCTGATGGAGCATGAGCGGCAGAAGGTCAACCGCTACCAGATGGCCCTGGACGCTGACTATTACGACGGCGCCCAGTGGACCCCGGACGAGGCCCGGAAGATCCGCAGCCGTGGCCAGAACCCCATCGTGTTCAACGAGGTCAAGCCGACCATCGACTGGCTGATCGGCACCGAGCGCCGCACGCGCCGCGACTTCAAGATCCTGGCGCGCAACAGCAAGACGCCCGAGGCGGAAGAAGATGCCGCGCTCAAGACCAAGCTCTTGAAGTACCTGGACGACGCCAACCGCAGCCCGTTCGAGCGCAGCCAAGCGTTTGACGACGCCATGAAGGCGGGTTTGGGCTGGCTGGAGGTTGGTATCACCTCGGACCCGGACGACGAACCCGTGTTCCTGCGCGCCGAGTCCTTCCAGAACATGCTGCACGACTCGGTGGGCACCACCAAACCCGACCTGAGCGATAGCCGATACCTGTTCCGCTTCAAGGAGGTGGACCTGGACGTGGCCGAAGCCTACTTCCCGGACAAGGCCAAGGAACTGCGCGCCGCCGCGACCATGGGCGACGTGAACTGGATCGGCGGCCCAGGCGCTGACGAGTGGGACGGCTCCTGGCCGACGGGCTCGCCCGTGGCAGCCGATGGGACGCCCATGCGTTGGATCACGTCCAGCATTGAGGCCCTGAACCCGCGCCCGCGCGTGTCCCTGGTGGAGTGCTGGTATCGCGTGCCCACCCGCGAGCGCACCAACATCGGCGGCACCTCGCAGGACCGCACCCGGCTGACCATGCGCGTGGCCGTGTTCACCAAGTACGACCTCATCATTGACGCGCCGAGCCCCTACAAGCACGGGCGATTCCCTTTCGTGCCGGTGTGGGCCTACCGCCGCAAGGCCGACAAGCAGCCCTACGGCCCCATCCGCAACATCCGAGGCCCCCAGGATGACCTGAACAAGCGGATGTCCAAGTCCCAGTTCATCCTGTCGATCAACCAGATTCGGGTGGAAAAGAGCGCCATCGACGCCGAAACGATGGACATCGAGGAACTGCGCGACGAGCTGGCTTCGCCGGACGGCGTGGCCATCTTCCAAGACGGCGCGCTGTCGGGCAACCGCGTCCAGGTCCGCGAGCATGGCGACATCGCCCAGGGCCACCTCGTCCTGGCGGACCGTGACTCGGCGGCCATTCGCTCCGTGTCGGGCGTGACGATGGAGCAGCGAGGCCAATCCGCCAACGGCCAATCGGGCAAAGCCATCCTGGCCAAGCAAGACCAGGGGCAGATGGTCACTGCCGAACTGTTCGACAACTTGCTCTTGGCGCACCAACTGGAGGGCGAGTTGACGCTTTCCCTGGTGGAGCAGTTCTACACCGAGGAAAAGACGTTCTCGGTGACGGGCGAACGCTACAAGCTGGACTACAGCACCATCAACCAGCGCGACCCGGTGACTGGCATGGTCAAGAACGACGTGACGGCCCACAAAGCCGCCTTCGTCATCGGTGAGGCCCCATGGCGCCAAGCCCTGGCCGAAGCCGCGTTCGAGTCCGCGATGCAGATGCTGGGCCAACTGGCCCCGGTGGCGCCCCAGGTGGTGACGGCCATCATCGACTTGGTGTTCGAGTGGTCCGACCTGCCCAACAAGGGCGAGATCCTGCGCCGCATCCGCCAAGTCACGGGGATGCCCGACCCGGACGAGGGCGAAACGCCCGAAATGCAGCAGCAGAAGGCGCAGCAGGCCCAGATGGCACAGGCCCAGTTCGAGGCCGAAATGGCCCAGATGCAAGCCGCCATCAAGGAGGCCCAGGCCAAGGGCACCAAGTTGGAGGCCGAGGCCATGGCCAAGCGACTCGAAGCCCTCTACATGGCTGCCCAAGGCGCCCAGGTAATCGCGGCCAACCCATTGGTTACGCCAGTGGCCGACGAGTTGTTGAAGTCAGCCGGCTTCCAAGACGCAAACCCAGCCGCGCAAGCCGGCGTGCTGGACCCTGCCGCCATGCCGGCCCAGCCGATGGAACCCATGCCCATGGAGCCCATGCCGCCCGAGTTGCAGCAGACCGATGGACTCATGCAAGGGTCTATGGACGGATCAATCACACCCGAGGCTGACGGTTTCAGCCAACCCCCACTTTGAGCGAAGGATCGCCCCATGAACACCAAGACCAAGACCCAAAAGCCAGCAGCCCCCGCTGAAGGCGCAGTGCGCAGCGACATCCGCGTGCTTTTCATGGCCCAGGCCCTGCCCGTTGTTGCGAAGGGCGACCCGGTTGAGTTTGAGCCGGGTTCCATTGAGCAGTTCGTTTCCAAAGACGATCCCTCCACGGTGCTGCGCATCGTGAGCGTGGACGGCGAGTTGGCCGCCCAAGTGGTCGAGCAGGAGTAAGCCATGAAGTTGCAAGACACCCAATACACCGAGGACGAACTGGCGCTGATGCGCGGTGAGGACACCCTGCCGAGCGAAGCCCGCGCCGAGGCCACGCCCGAAACGCTGGAGGCCCTGACCGACGACGAGCCGGGCACGGAAGCCGAGCCGGCCAGCGCAGACGCCGACACCCCCGCCGCCGATGTGGCGCCCGAGCCGGTGGCCGAAGCCCAGGAAGAAGGGTTCATCCCCAAGTTCGACGGCAGCCTGCCCGCCGACTTCGACGCCCAGAAGAAGACCCTGCGCGCCGAAAAGGCCGACCTACGGACCCAGTGGAGCAACGGCGAGTTGAGCGACGACGAGTTTGCCGCCAAGGAAATGGAGGTGGACGACAAGCTGGAGGCCCTGCAAGTCGAAGCCGCCACCGCCAAGGCCCTGGAGCGGGCCAACCAGCAGATCCAAGCCCAGCAGCAGCAGGCCGTCCTCAAGGCCATCGCCGCCGAAGCCGCCAAGGCCGGCATCAACTACGGCGACAAGGCCCTGGCCCTGGTGTACGACACCAAGTTGTCCGAGGTGGCCGGCGAAGCCGACTTCAAGGGCAAGCCCTTCGACGTGGTGGCCCGCGAGGCCCATGAGCGCGTGGCCAAGCTGTTCGGCAGGGCCGTGACGGCCCCCTCCGGCACCAAGGCCGACGGCGCCAAGCCGAACGAGCGCGTTCGCATCCCCCAGACCCTGGGCGACTTGCCCGCCGCCGCGTCGAGCGCGCTCACCGACGACCCCAATGCCGACCTGGACGCCGACCCGGATGTGGCCGAAGCCAAGTGGGCGCAGATGCCGACGAGCAAGCGCCAAGCCATGCTCCGCAGCACCTTGGGCAACCGTCGCTAAGGGGCTGGCATGAGCGCGCGCCTCACCCTCACGGTCTACCGTGCAAACGACGGCTGGCGCTGGCGCCTCAAGGCCAGCAATGGCCGCATCGTGGCCGAGGGGGGCGAGGCTTATGCCTCCCAGGCCAACGCCTTGCGCGCAGTCAAGCGCCTGCCCCTGGTGGGCGTTCTCTACAAGGTGCATTCATGACACCCCAAAACCTCCTCAAAGAGCCGGCTGGCGGCATGGTGGTGGACGTGGAGGTCGGTGAGCGCCTCGTTGTGACGGTTCCCCCGTCCAGCACGGAAGCCGCTGGCCGAAAACTCACCATCACCATGCTCTACAAGTCGGGCCGCCGCGCCCGCCTGCGGGTGTCCACGGACGAGGAA